GCGGCAGAAGTTCTAGGATCTCCAAACATAACGCCTACCTTAGTTCTGATTTGATTTACCAGAATGAGAGCTACCTTCAAAGGACGAAGAATAGGATTGATCTTACGTAAAGCTGCTCCAATAGTCTTTGCACGGGTAGCACCTTGCATATTGTTACCTTCATACCCTTCAGCATTCATCTCGGCTTTAGAAGGAGAGACGGCAAGGGAATCATAGAAGACAACAATAGGAGTATCAGGATCATCTACGCGAATCTCTCTGATAAGTTTTTCAATGGTATCGAAGCAGTCCTCTACCGTAGTGGGGGCAGCGTAGACTAACTTTTCTGGGTCAATACCTAATGTTACAGCAAACTTGGGACTATAGGCGTTCTCAGAATCAATAATGATCGAGTAGAAATTTCTTCTCTGTGCTTCACGAAGAATGTGAGTGCCGAAAACAGTCTTAGCAGTAGAAGCCTGCCCGATAAACTGGGTAATCATGCCGATAGGAATACCGCCAGTGTACTTGCCTGAAATAACCTTGTTTAAGGCGTAGGAACCCGTTGAGATTAGGTCCGGTGTAAGCTCCTGCTCAGATAGCATAGAGGCACTCTTAAGCTTGGCTAAGATGTCTTTGTTCATAAGATTATGATAGTCTCAAAGTGAATAAGCGGCCAATATTAATTGGTTAAACCTCAAAGTGAGAAGCTAAATAATTAAAACTAGCTATGGAAACAGAACTCAGCACGTTCATAACAGCACTGGTAACTGGCCTCACTGGGGCTATTGCTTTTTTGTTTAAAATTGTAATGAAACAGGCGAACAATCAAAGTGATTTGAATGCTCGTATCGGAAGACTAGAGGGCGAGCACAAAGGTATTAAAGACCTGTCTCAGAATACTTTAGAGGTAGTTCGACAGGCTATAGCAGAGAGATATAAACCTGAAGAACTAAAGGAAGACTAGCAGCCGTCATTCTCATCATCGTTGTTCTTAGCGTCCCTGATCCCTCCCCCGCTAACAAATCCTCCGGGGTAACGTCCTCTGAGCTTGGCTACGTTGGCTTCTGCGACCTCATCCAGGCTAATGTGTAGATTCCTAGCGGCCATGGCAACGTAGTAGAGAACGTCTCCTAGCTCCTTTGTAGCGGCATCAAGATCTATAGGCTTCCTTCCATGGAAGGTATGCTTCTTAATAAGCTCACAGTATTCACCAGCCTCCCCAGCAATGCCTAAGGCCCAGTTAAGATTAGCCATCTCCCAGCTTATGTTAGGATTGGCAGTTCGTGAACATTCTTGTTGGTATTCGTTAAGTTTCATATTTTTCCTTATTGGTGATTAGCATAACAATTATAGCCATTAATCCCCATTACATCCTTAAATTCTTTTAATTGTTCAGCTAGTGAAGGGATAATAATGTCGCTTACTAAAGATCTATTAACTTTCTTCTCTGTCGCAAAGGGAATGATTTCGGTATTGCAAAAATAAATATCTTTAATGATATTTAACAGATCGTATTTAGTAATAGGAGTAGTCCCTACTTGAATAAGGCTATCAAAGCTATCCCAATCTGTATACACTCTATGGGACAACTTTGCCCACTCATAGGTGGTTATACCGTTCCACCAATGATTAGTGTATCCCTTTACTGCACTTTCCTGGCTCAGGAACCAGGAAAGAAGTTCCTTGTTTTCTAAATCATAGCCTACTACAGAGGTCCTAATACTTTTAAAGTTTTTGCACTTGGAAGGAGGAATGAAAGATTTACTTTTACCATACTCAGAACTTGCATCACAAGGATGGTGTTTTTCATAAGGTTTATCACTCGTACCCTCAAAAACACAATCACTAGTAGGGTTAATAATTTTAACCCCTGGTGAGCAATGCTTATATAAGAATTCGGGAAGCTCTCTGTTCACAGAAAAGTCGTTAGTTCTTTGAGGTATGGCTCCTACACAGTTAATTATTAGGTCTCCATCAAACTCGGAAACCTTTCTTTTAAACTCGTCACTGGGCCACCTCTTCTTCACAGTATCTATGGACGCAAAAGAATAATACTCTTTAACAGCGGATCCTAGCATTCCTGACGAGCCTAAAATAAGAACCCTCATTATATTTTTTTCCAAGTCTCTCTATTTATAAAATGATAGTAAGAAAGTATAATCTTTAAAACTTTCACGGATACATTGTCAACATCATAATCCCCCACAACTCTAGGAGTCTTACACTTAGTTACAACATTTATAGAGTCAATGATATCATTTCCGTTTAAACCAGACATAACCAAAGTCCCCTCATCCATACCTTCAGGTCTTTCATGCGCTTGCCGGATAGTTATCGCTGGTCTCCCGAAGATAGAAGACTCCTCGGCTATCGTGCCACTATCAGAGATAGTGCAAAAGCTATTCATCTGCAACTTATTGTAGTCATGAAATCCAAAAGGCTTTAAATACTTAATCAAGCTATTAGTATCTTTGTACCCTAATGCTTCCATCTTTTTACGAGTTCTTGGATGAGTGGATACAATTATAGGGTAGCCATAGACTTCTGCAATTTTCTCTAAAGAAGTAATAAGATCTTTGAAGTTTTTAGGCGAGTCTACATTCTCTTCTCTGTGAATACTAACTAAGAAATATTTATCTTTATGCAACTGTAAGTCAGACAAGATGCGGGAACTCATAATCTTAGTCATATTAGCGTGTATAACTTCCTTCATGGGAGATCCTGTCTTAATGATCCTATCTGGAGGTATGCCTTCCCTGATCAGATACGTCCTAGCTTGCTCAGACAAGGGCATATTAATATCACTGGTATGGTCAACAATCTTCCTGTTAATCTCCTCAGGAACCCTAGCATCAAAACAACGGTTTCCTGCTTCCATGTGGAAGATAGGCACCTTTCGTCTTTTCGCAGAGATGACACTAAGGCAACTGTTGGTGTCACCATACAGAAGAACTGCGTCAGGCTTAATATCAGCAATCAACTTATCTGTTTTTGCTATAATATCTCCAATAGTTGCGGCTGCTGACCCCTTTGATGCCTCTAAGAAATGGTCAGGAGTTCTCACCCCCAAGTCCTTAAAGAATACCTCATTCAACTCATAGTCATAGTTCTGTCCTGTATGAGCTAGGACATGAACAGTGTTCTTATCCAGAACTTTAATAACTTCACTAAGCTTTATAATTTCAGGTCGAGTACCGACAATAGTAAGAACTTTAATCATAAGTAAAAGTTGTTTTCCTTTAAGTAAGTGTATAGTCTTTCTTTATCTATAACCACATCTTTAGAGCTATATTCAGAATTAGGAAACTTAACAGTATCATGTATCAGATAAGGATCCATCATATAACAGTCTTCTCCTTTTAAATACTTCATTCTAGGTATTTCTTCTTCAGAAGACATAATCTCATGAATTTTCTCGTTCACTCTGGGGGTTCCCATGGTGTATTCTAGTCCAAACTCTTCCTTGTAGATATCAAAGACATCTTTAACCAAGAAGCTATTAAGATTAGGGATTACTGTAACATCTCGTAATTTAAGAGAGGTGTCAATAAGATTGATCGCGTCATCAACACTGATCATAAACCTAGTCATATCTTTACTATAAAGGGTTAGACGGATTTTGTTTTGAATAGCATTTCTTATAAGGGGAATGAGGCTTCCCGTAGAGTTCATTACGTTGCCATACAGTGCAGTGCTACATCTAGTGCTCACCTTATCATTGTTAAGGATAAAAGACTCCCCTGCGACATATTTCATAGCACCATACACAGTGGTCGCAGAGCGACTCTTATCCGTACTTATAAAACAAGCTGACTCAAAGTTGTTATCAAGGGCAGCAGTCTTACTGTTGAAGGAGCCTTGAATAATGGTTTGAGCCGATTCCTCAATATTTTTGCTGCAAATATCAATCTGCTTTAGGCTAGCAGCAAAAATCCCTACCTCATGATCCTTACAAGATCTGATTAAATGATCCCGATTCCTAACATCTCCGATAATGAAGTTTACCTTTGGATATTTTTTAGATAGGTAATAGTGTTTAGCTTCGTCCCTACTGTAAACTGTAATATCATTTGATGTGTGATATCTGTCTACGATGTGGGTTCCTAAGAATCCCGCGCCCCCAGTAATAAAAATCCTCTTGTCTTTCATACAATCTCCATCCAATGGTCTACCATCTCTTCAACCATGGATTTAAAGCTATATTCAGGCTTCCAACCTAGCTCTTCCCTAATCTCCGAGGAGTCTCCCCGTAGAAAATCAAGTTCTTGAGGTCTAAAGTACTTAGGATCCACTTTAACATAGTCCTCGTAGTTAAGTCCAAGCCTATCAAAAGTTACCTTACACATGTCTCGAATGGTCCTGCTTTCGCCTGTCGCTACCACCCAATCACTGGGGGTATCGTGGGTAACGATCATATGCATAGCTCTAACGTAATCCTTTGAGTGCCCCCAGTCTCGGGAAGCATTTAGATTACCTAAGTATAGATCTTTCCTAAGACCTTTCTTAATTTCTACAGCCCCCTTCACAATCTTATTAGTGACAAAGTTTGCCCCTCTACGAGGAGATTCGTGATTAAACAATATCCCGTTGCAAGTATGCATATCATATGCAGCCCTGTAATGCCTAACTAAGTTATACCCCATTACCTTTGCACATCCATAGGGAGAAGTAGGATTCATAACAGTAGTCTTCCTCTGATACCCATCCTCATCTACTGAATTACCAAACATCTCAGAAGAACTTGCTTGGTAAAACTTAACCTTCGGAACGAATAATCGGCATACCTCTAAAAGATTTAAAACCCCTAAAGCATTTGTTTGTATTGTGAAAGAAGGAACATCAAAACTAATCCTAACATGACTCTGCGCTCCTAGATTGTAAACTTCGTCCGGCTTTACTTCTGAGACGATCCTTGTTAAGGAGGGAATGTCCAAAAGATCCCCATAGTGGCAGGTAACATTCAGATCTCTAATTCTAGAGTCTTGGTTTTCTGACACAGAGTTTCTCCTTAAGATACCATGAACTTCATACCCTTTAGATAGCAGTAATTCTGCTAGGTAACTCCCGTCCTGCCCACTAATACCAACAATAAGTGCTACTCTCGCCATAGTAGGATTATAGTCCCTTATGCTTGAATACACTCATATTTCTAAGATCAGGCCAATCGTTTACGCTCCACTCTCTAGGCTTGTCGGTCTTAGCTTTTTCTAATTTAGACATACCTAGAGCAGCAGTCTCAGGAGTCATGTAATAGTGATACCCTACGGAGTCAATATCCTGATCTCGCCAAGGGATACCAGGAAGGCGACCATCATAAGACATTTTTTTCAAAGCTATGGCAGCTTCTTTGTTGTCCGTCAGAATCATCCCACCCCTGCCTAAGCTTAGGTGTTTTTGGAACTGAAAGCTAAGACACATTAAAGTTCTTGGGATGTAGCTGCCTTCCCTCCATAATACCGCCGCATCCACGATCCTCGTATCACCGATATAATAACAATCTTTCCACTCCTCAGTATCCCAATCCCAAGTAATTCCTAATTTATCACCAAGAAAAGGAATAGAAATATAAGTCCTTGTAGGAAATGTAACATTAGAGGGCTTATCATAACGCAAACATAACTCAACCGCATGAGTACAACAGTCTACGGCAACAGCGTATGGCGCATTATAAAACTCTGCGATCTTTTCCTCAAACTCTTTGACCTTGCTAAAGCTCATAGAATTATATCTTCAACTCGGAAAGTATCCAACTCATAATCCTGACCCCCTCTAGTACCTTCCGAGAAAACAATAAACTGATTTCCTTCAGGACCAATCTTAAGAGCATGAATCTCGTTGGGGGGAGTAGACACAATATCCCCTTCGAGAGCAAGCACCATTTGTGCAGGTTCATCCGAGTCTACTCCCTTATACCAATACTCTAAAGATCCTTGAGTCATTAGCATATGTTGGGTAGTTTCTTTGTGGTAATGATTACCCCTAATAACTCCTGGCTCTGAAGTTACTCTAGCTACATGGTGGATGGTTTCATTGTAAAATAAATCTACAATCGTACCTCTATCATCTGTGTGTGATTCAAGGAGGGTGTCTTCTATATCTTTAATATTTCGTTTTTTCATTTTAGTAGAAATTGTATATTTGGGTTAATATCCTTAAGCTTCTCTTTAATCAAAGCAGAAATATTCCATGAAAGAATTACTGCATAAACTTTCTCATACTTAGAGAAAACTTCAGCATCTGTTTGAATAGGAATTCTGCTTAAGGGAGTATATTTTCCTATCTTGTATTCTGAGGTATCTGTAACATAATCAATAATGCTATTATCTAAATTGTAATAATTTAAGAAGGTATTTCCCTTAGCAGCCGCACCAACTGCAACAATTGGATGCCCTCCCCCCTTAAGTCTATACAGCTTAGATAAAAATAAATATCTCTTTTTATTTATCTTTTCCATAAATTCCGTATAGTACTCAGGATCGAACAGGTTAGCATCTTCCTCGGTGATAATAAACTCCTGTACCTCCTTTGTTTGCTCACGGTCTTCTTTGGACGCATAGACCCTAATGGATCCTCCATGATAGTCTACCCATTCCACATCATAAACCTTCAATCCTACCGAGCTTAAAAGATTGCAAGCAGACTTCACTGTGAAATAACTGATATGTTCATGATAAATTTGGTCAAACTTTTCATCCGTAATGGTATTATACCAATAAGGTACTTGAAAAATGAAGGTTCCTGTATCTGATAGAAGTTCCTGTATCCCTAACGCAAAATCTATTGGGTCGTTTGCATGATTAAAAACATTATTCGCTACAATAAGATCGGCCAAACCCCCTAACTGTGGCTTTAGAATTAAAGCTTTTTCTAAATTAAAGATAGTGCAGTAAGTAGGAATACCCTGCTCGTCTGCAAGATCAGCCATTGCTTTAGATGGGTCTACCCCCCTTACCCTACAGCCCATATTTTTATACTGTACCGACAGGAATCCGTCATTGGATCCAATTTCAATAACATTACTGTTGGATTGAAGATTTACTTTTTTAGCAGTATGTTTGGCGTAATCTTCCCAATGCTCCCTAGCAACTTTTGAATTGGAGGAAGTATATGAATAAGGATATAAGTTATACCGTTGGTCTGGGTCTGTCTCATACATTAACTTAACGTGTCCCGTCTCCGTATCTAACCCACACTGAAGAGGATACACAGGTTCAGACCTTCCCAAGTCTTTCTCTGGGATAAACGAATCAGCGTAGGGATGCATCCCCAGATCTATAATCTTAGTATAACTCATAGGAAACTCTTATCCTTTTCTACCCCCTCATAAGGACCAGTTTTAAACTCATAAATCATTGTATCGTCTTCTAATATTTCAAAGTGATGACCTCCCTCTAAAGTAAAAGTAATATCTCCTTCTTTAAGATCTATGGCATTTAGTAACACACCGTCTATATCGTAAAAATACCCTCTTGCAGACCCCTTCAAAACAACCCAACTTTCTTGAGCGATAGTTTGCTTGTTTGTCACATCCTTCCAAAGGTGTTGGTGAGCTTTGAATATCTTTCCTTTGTGGAGCTTTAAAAACATACACTGAATAAAGTTTGAAGGATCAACAAGTTCAGTTACTCCGTCTGATAACTGATAGGGCGAGTATACTAAATGTAAAAGCTTTCTATTTTTTTTAGAGTATATTTTAAGCATAGACTACTCCCAAAGGTTATTAGAAACAAGAGCTTTTTCTATAGTAGGAATGAGATTATATTTATTCAAAATTAGATCTCTAGCTTCGGCTAACGCATCCATATTCTCTTCATGATGCTTACTCTCTATTATAGCCTCCACATGGGATCCTACATCCTTTTCTAACCCTTTTATTTCAACAAAGGAGCCTTTAGGAAAGTATTTGCTGATATTGGAACAACCCCAATAAATAGGAGTAGTCCAACACAAGATAGGGTCAATAATCTTTTCACTGAAGTAACAGGGGGTTCTTCCATTTTCAATTGCAACTGCATACTTATAGTCTAGGAACGCTGCCTCTTTAGTTCTTTCAGGTAGGCATGTTTTAAAATGCCCAGTATTTTCTCTTCCTTTTGTAATATGTCCATACAAATGAATATTGGGAACATGCTTAATAATATCATTCAAAGCATGTAATCTAAGGTGATGCCCCGGCAACGCAGTTCTTCCTGAATCTACAACTGATATTAAGTGTCGTTTTGGAGGGGGAGGCATCTCTACCAACTCATCATGGGACATACTAAGCCATGGTGTCTGGATCATCCACCCTTCGCCCTTACTATGGTAAAAGGACTTATATAGGGTAGCTTTATCATAAGTATAATGCTTAACATGATCAGGCTCTTTTTGAAAGAATATAACTTGCTTATCTTCTGGCAAGTTCTCATCTGTCTGATCCTGCATGATTACATAATCACACTCCTTTACATCATCAACAATCTCAATTGTTTCATTAGTTGATGATAAAAGTTTCCTATACCAAATAGTAATCTTCTTACTAGACACTCCATAGGCTCCAGGGAAGTATACTTTAGTTTTTATCATTCTTCAAGGCCCATACATGATCGACACAAAAATACCCTGGCATGTCTTGATACTTAGCGATTAGATTATAGTTCTTTTTCACCAACTCGTTAAAGCCTGAAAACTTATTATCTAACTTTACATACTTACAAGGCATAGAGTCAGGCTCAACCTCACATTGAATCTTTTTAATCTTTCCTTCCGATATCCAATCTTTTATCGTAGTAATTACTAATAAATCAGAACCTTCCAAGTCCGTAAGCAAAAAATCAATCTCAGTTATACTTTCTTCATGCAAAAAGATATTTAAATTGGTAGTCTTTAATTTAACTACTCTTTTAAGCTCAATACGATTCCCCGACATGTTCTCATATTCGGGAAGCCAATCAGACTTATTTACAACGCTGGAGGAGTAATCATGTCCTGACCCATTGGCATCTAATATATAAAAATCTTTCTCTTCCCCATGGGAGTTTGAAAGAATAGTATTATACATTTTTACTCTATGATCCCCCGCGAGTAGATCTTTAACTTTTTTATACAACGTTGGGTTAGCTTCAAAGCCATAAATGTGATCCCAATTTCTAGACCTGATAGTGTTCAAGAACCCTTCTCCATTGTTAGTACCACAGTAAACTAATACATTTTTCTTTTTTTCCATAAATAAAACCTACAAACAGTTTTCTATCAACCGTATGTCCCTAAAATCCTTTTCCTCTCCTCGAATAGACTTCATCTTTTTCATACCTTCTAAGGAGATAAACTTCAACCCGTCAATATAAAAATACTTGTTTGGATTGAAAATTATCTCTTCCAATGATTCATCGTAATACTCAAGATAATCATTATGCGAAGAAATTATATCATTAAATTTTATCGTGGATCTAGAAGAAAGATGAAGAATATCAAAGTCTCTACACTCTCGCTTTCCATACGCTGCCAACGGGGCACTCCCTACAACACAAACATCTTCGATATCTACGTTACTATCTGAAATAATTCTTTTAGTCTCAGTTATAAACTCCTTGAATTTACTTTCATGAAATGATCCTACATCACACTCATTCATATAATTAACAGTAGGAGTATGAAAACATATGCAAGCATTCCTCCACGTTTCTTTTCTAGTATCGGTGGTATGTATAGAACCCTTTCCTGCTCCAACTAAAGTTCTAATTTCCTTTTTTGCCTTCAAAACTTTGTCTACGGAATCAGACTCAAGCAGAATAGCTTTTATGTGCGGTCCATGAGAAAAGTTATACCTATGTTGGGATGTCGCGCCGGGGAAACCACAATCTCTACTCCCCTGCATCCATTCCTCATCACCGTATAATGCCAATAAATAATTTAATTGTCCTTTAGGAGTAAGTGTAATATTTTTTGAGTATACAATATTTATACCATACTTTTTAAAGGTGGTTGCTACTATGTTACCGTGTGGAAAGGTATGTTGATACGCAGTTGCCAAATAGGTATTGGACTTTAATCTTGTATACTCTAATGCCATAGAATCAGATACGTCTTCAGTTAACCCAGTGGGCACGATATCTTTTTTATTCTGAAAATACCATGAGGGGCACTCCAATTGTCCAGAGTCTAAAGAACTAATCTCACATACTACGGGTTTATTATGTATAATAGCTGCGGAAACTCTATGTGCCCCATTTAAAAGTAGAAAATTTTCAGATACAGGAATTCTAGACTTATCCTCATTAAAGCCACTAGTCTTTATACTATCTAACACTTTATGGTAGGAATTATAAAAATCTTGTATACCATTTTTCTTGGGTGACTTCTCCGTAAATCCCCCCCATACATTCAAATGATGCTCATATACGTTTTTTGCCCATATATTTTCCACCCCTTTTTCTCTGTGCCTAGCGTAAAGAGTTTTCGCTGTAATATCGAATCGCAAAAAAGTCAACAAGTCCCTAGGATTTTCTACAATAAATTTACTCATAAATATTCTAATCTTTTATACGGCTTAAAAGTTCTAATCTTATCACCTGTGGCTACTTGACGATCCATATAAAGCTTGTCATCATTACTAGGATTGTCTCTATTATACACATATAAAATTTGATCTATAAAAACATGTTTCTCAGCAGACATTTCTAGTAAAGGAAACATAAAAGCAAAGTCCCAAGCGACAGAGTAAAAGTTCCCCTCCTCATCCTTCAAATCATCAATCTTTATTTTTTCCCACAAGCCATACTTAAACGTTCTTGGTTGAGAAGCTCTCCAAACATCTTGCCTATATAAGCCACCCTGAATTACATGGTCTGGATATTTTGTGCAGTGGCCCAACTCACCTGTCGGGTATCTGATATAATTTCCATAAGTTAGCCAGCAGTCACTCTCAGTATAAACGGTATCTAAGGTTTTTAATACATTAGTATTGTAAAGCCAATCATCACCATCTAAGGTAATAATTATATCGTCTTTTTTAGGATTGGTTAACTTAATCCCCTCATAATAATTTCTAAGCCCATACTTTTTTTCACTATTTCTTAAAAGCCTGAACCTACTATCACCTTTTATCTCTTGCTCAATAAGATCACATGACCCGTCCGTTGACATATCATCTATTAATAGACATTTAAAATTTTTATAAGTTTGTTGACGAAGAGACTTAATACCATTTTTTATCCAAGGTTCAACATTAAAAAATGGCATTATTACTTTAAAGTGAGTCATTAATAATTTCCTCTATCGTAGTTTTTGGATTTTCTACACTGTAATTTTCATCAAATTTATTGCAGAATTCTGTGGCTATAGAATTTCCATTAAACCAGTGTACCCCAATTACATGCTCATCCTTATACCTATCGTGTTTCTCGTTAAATAACATATTGACCTCAAACCAAGGATGAACATAAAATGATTCCCAGTAAACATTTTCCATATTCATAGACTCGGGGATCTGGGGGTAATGGGATTGGGTTGCGATCTGTTGGGCACGGTCTCTGTATACTTTATCTAATAATTTATTGCCATACATTTGATAGTCAATTTGACGCTCTTTCTTACCCTCTTCGAACAGGCGCATAAAGAATGGGTTATCAGCCTTTGACAAGAAGAATCCGATAATAAAGTGAGGCATAGGAGTAGGGCTATAACAAAAGCACCCATCCGAATTATCCTTCATATAATACCCAAGGGTGCTTAGAGGCTTAAGATGTAAAATATCAACATCTATCCATGCACCTCCTTGAGTCCCTAGAAGATACCATCTAAGTAAATCAGATTTATAAACAGGGTTAAGATCAGGACTTATACCTAAATCTTCAAAATCTATTTCGTTAATAGTTAAATCTAATTCTTGTAGTTTACTGAAGTAATTTTTTCCTGTATACTCCGCTTTTTGCTCGCCAGTGCTCCATGCATCATTGTTAACCTCAACCTTAGCTTTGTTTGTGTGAACTAAGCATTTCCAATCGGGGTTTTTATCAATAAAACTTTTAATGCTTAAGAAGTGTAAATAAGAAAACCTGTCCCCTTCCCAGTAAAAATGAGCAATTTTAGGAATATTATCGAAAGAGCTATTATACTTTTTCTCTGGCTTATGAGAATTGTTAACATTTAACTTTCTATTAAATATATTTTGATTTCTCCAAAGTCGATGAGGGTGTTTATGGAACCCGTCAAGAGAAGATTTAACATCAAAATACCCTCCGCCATTATAATGATTCTGGTGTAGGACCCCCAGGGTTTCAGGAATTATAACCCGTAAGTTCATTTCCTTACTTATTCTCATTAGGAATGCATCATCATCAAACCCATCCCCCAAAGCATACTCTTCATCAAACCCTCCCATCTTATCTAAATTACGTTTAGTTATACAGGAAGTAAAATGATAAGGTCTTGGATTTATGCTTGCGTGATTATACCAACCCTCATTACCTTCCCCGTTTGAGGGTTGGTGAGTCACCTTCAACTCTTCGGTCCCTAAGGAGTCCGTTTGCTTTTGTGATAAAGCATACGTAGCATATGAAATATAGGTTTCATCATTGATGTTAGATAAGGCATGATCTATTACGTCCCCCATATGGTAACATTCGGGATTCTGAATTATAACAATGTCACCTTTAGCAGCCTTAAACCCCTTATTAAAAGGTATGCAAGGATTAGTATACCACTTATCCTTCGGCTCAACTCTAATTAAATTAATAGGGAAAGAATAATTCCCCACTATATCCTCCAGTCTTTCTTCCTCCACACTCCCGTCATCTACAACAACAATCTCAATTGACCCAACATGTTTTGAACTATTAATAGAGGTAAGTGTCCGTAAAAATAACTCCTTTCTGTTGTAGTAAGCAATGACTATACTTAATTTAATAGACTTTTCCATGATTCTAGTATTTTCTCGTCATCCCAATACTCAGCCTGAGTATCATTTCCTTCATCTCCATGATAGTTCACATTAGCATACTTACACTCCGCTTTTATAAGATTAAACGTCTCCATCTTGGGTGAGTGATATACGTCCGTGACAGTAGCATATACAGCCTTCATGTCGCTCGAAACGCCTCTGTAAGAGACTTTCTCTCCTAAAAGGGGCAATACCTTCGTAGCGAAGTAACCCCCATCAGTGATATTTCCATAGACTCTAACATCATCATGCCCTTCCTCTAAAGCCCTCTGTATAGACTCCTGAGTTCTTTTATTCTGGTCAACACTACCGATAACGGCAGCAACTTTTTTAAGTTTGGTTGAAGGGCTATATCTAGTGACTACATTAGGTATTACAGTTCCGTCAACGCCTTGCCACTTCTTTTGAAAATCTGAGACAAAGTGAACCGCATCATGCTTAAGACCTTCTATGCCCTTTATAGGAAAAATCTCAGTCTCATGAGTTGAAAGTATCATCTTCGCGCATCGGCTGTCTGGAGGCTTTCGGAAATGGTAAATTACAGTATCATCAGTATTGATTAGAGGCTCTTCTCTTTTAAATTTACAATTAATACCCTCCCACTCATGAGGACCGTAAAGACAAGCCTTCATCCCATTTTTATTGAACAGGTTAACAAGATTGCAAAAAGCCACGGTACTTCCCCCTGGCCCAGTAAATCCACTTAAAACTTTAATCATTTATTTTATGTCCTGTATCTGTAATTGCTCTAATGTATAAATCATACCGCATCTGGGCACACTTTCTCCCGTTAAACAAGTCCTTCGTTCTATCATGGAGATTTTGGCCTAACTCCATTCTATGCTTCTTATCCTTGCACAGCTTAGTAAGAATTTTAACCCACTCCGACTTAGGAGCGTCTGGATCTAGTAAGTATCCAGTCTCTCCATTTATGATAGTTTCATTATAGCAACCTACATTGCTTGCCACTAAAGGAATCTTGTATCTGGAGCATTCGGCTACCTTAATATCCGACTTGGAATCGTTGAAAGCGTTGTCCTCTAGGGGAGCAATTGCAACGTCCATATTTGCGTAGTAAACGCCGTAATCGTTTGGGGGTAGTGCATAGTGTATCTGATAGTTTTTGTTTCCCTTGAAGCCTTTTAGAAGGCTCTGCATATACTCAGGCCATACCTTTGACTCCCAAGAATCCTTAGGCTTGTTAGCGTCAGGAGGAGGATGCCCATAAAAATCCCACTTTACGTTTTCTTTTCCAACTCTTTGATTTACTAAGTGAGGAATGCTACTAAAAACTTTAACATCGTTCCTGTGGTGAATTCCCGCAGCGTACCCTACTCTAGTAGGCTTAGACTTTGTTTTAGGGTGATTCCAAGCAGGCAGCTTATAGTCTAAAGTATTTTTAACGACAGCCAAACACTTCCCAACATAAGGTTTAATTCTTTCTGCGAACTTAGCCTGAGTCACTGTCACTAAATGGGAATTAGCGTAGACAAACTTAGTAATGTCACCTAATTTATTTTCCTTGTATACGTCATATAGGTGATGACCCTCGTATAAGTCTGTCAGAAGATCGTCAGTATCAAAGTGCATAAACTTTTTAAGTTCATTAGCAATTCCACATACTCTAGCAGTATAAGGCCCTCCCCATTTAAGGATATTTGCCATGAATATAATGTCTGCCCAGTTCATATCATCAAGCTTCTCCGAAGGAGGCATGGAACCTGAACTAGTGTCTAACTCTAGAGGATTATCAGTGTAGCGAACCTCGACCTTATCCGCTAACTCTTCAGACATCATCTTCATTGGAGACAGTTGTCGATAATAACTACATCCTCCATGATTTGCATACACAACTAGGATCTTCAGCTTTCTGTTTAATTCCATAGAACTGTATTATAGCCGTCCAGTATACATATAAAAACAGAGGATAGGTTATTATAACCTATCCTCTGTATGCTACCTAACTTACAGTAACCCCTTATTTCAGTTAAGTAGCTACTTTCTCCGCCTTCTTCTCATCTTCCTCGAAAGTATCCTTTGTAGTCTTAGAGCTATGGGACAGACCCAAAGCACTTGCCATCGAAAGCAATGCATCCTTTACTTCCACCTTACCGTTCGTAGGAGCGACAGCCTTCAATGCCTTACCATAATGCTTTCTCTTTCTTCGGGAAAGCAAAAGTCCAAGACTCTCAAAAGCTGCTACCCCAGGCACTAGAGTGCTGGCAACTGACAAGCCCATACCCAATGCTGAGTGGACCCAGTCTTCTCCCGGATTAGAAAGATCTACAGCATTATAGCCAGGGTCCTTAACGCACTCCTTAGCAATAATGACAGGTACCTTACCAGTGCCTTCGAACTTTGCCTTAGTAGCAGCGTCCATCAAACCTAAGTCGGCTGGCACAGCTTGGTCCAAGCACTCAGGCTTTACATTGTCAATAGTTGTCACCATTTGATCCTTGAATAACGTCTCAAGGAACGAACAACTCTGCATAGAAAGGGCCAAGGTCAGAACCATAAGCCCACTAATTAACTTCTTACTAATCATACTTTTAACTCTCCGCTATCGGTCTCATCATTCCAAGGAGGAGAAATCTCATCCGTAGGAACATTCTCAGGCTTTACAGGATTCAGGGAGGCTTCAATACCAGCCGCGATTTCCTTGCCTACTTCATAAGTGCCGATCTCTACGAGAGACTTAAGATCGAGAGTATTCTCCATCCACTCGGCAATATCTGCGGGAGTTCCCGCAGGAGTCTTCTTAAACTTTGGAGCAGACTCCACAAAGCTAGGCCATTGACCCTGCTTAGTCAGTCGAACATCAAAGTCGTTTCCCTTATCTAGAGAGATAATAGTCGTGTTGTCTGGGTCGGTCTCATCGACAAAGTCATCGCTGACCATAGCTCCCATAACACGAGAGAACAATTGCTCACTCATTGCCAGATACTTAACGGGATCCTCACCCTTCTCCTGAAGGCTTCGAGAAACCACAATTGAGTAGTAACGGGCCTTAGCACGAATCTTGGATGCCATGTCCCCAAACTTACTCGGAACATTCTTTCCATCGGGCTGCTTACCTAGACCAAGGTCACGATGACGCTCCCAAAGATCATAGTATAGATCACACAACGGGCACTTCTCACCTTGAGTGCGACGGCACTTGTAGTTCTTGGTGTGACCCTTCTCATCCTTATACTTATGAACACTTCCTTCGAGGAAGAATTCCATAGGATCATCCTTTCCAGGTAGGAAGCGAACATTGTTACTTCCTTCATTCAATTCAATCCAGTCAGTTAGACCAGATCCTTTCTGTCCTGATGAGTCCTTCTCTTGGATCATCTTGTTGTGCATTTCACGAAGTTCTGCTAGAGTTTTTGCCATTTGTTTTCCTTTGGGCTATTGGTTTGCTGTTAAATGCTAACGATCTACTGGTTAAGCTTGTATTCCTGCCTGCTGTTAGCTGAAAGCTGGATAAGCATGTCTTTTTTCATCTCAAGGCTGTTACAGATACCCTTTGCATATCCATAACTTTCTTTAAGACGGGTAATTTCACTGGTCAATTCAAATGTCTCCTTAAGGGAGTTAACGTGATCCTCAGCCGCAGCGACTGTAAGCTTAACTCCTGATTCACGCTTTAAAGTTCTCGATTCAGCCTTGAAACTTTCTAGGGTCTCTACCGCGTTGTCTAGAAGTCTCTTGGCGCGGATCATTATACCATAATAGTATCCGTATTGGGAAGAAATATTAGAAAGCTGATCAGCAGCCATATTAGGCTCCCGAGCGACTTTAGAGATGACCGTTATGACATGTTGATAGATGTCTTGATTTAAAGTGCCAGGGTCAATTTCTACGATATCAAGCATAAATAGTTGAGTTTAGTTTTGGGTTTAAGGCGTGTATCATCATAGTCTGCTTAGACAATGCTACAACAAGTTGCTCATTTGTCAGGAACATTCTACTTCCATCAAAATTCTTTTCATCTAACCCACATCCTTCAAGCATGCAGTGATAGATCTCGTGAATAATAGTCTCACGAGCATCTAAATCTGAGAGATTCATTTCTAATTTTATAGTTCTAGAATCAAATTCTGTAACGCCATCTACTTTAGAGTCTTCGTAATAAAGATCACTATGTAACTCAAATCCAAAAGTTGCCCATCCTAAGTTTATGGAGCTTATACTGTTGTCAATAAGATTATTGTAGATGTGATATTTATCGGTAATAAACGGAAATTTACTGGGTGTGGCTTTCACTGGTAGGCTCCTTAATTTGAAGTGTCGAGTAGTCCACTGACACGTTGATTAGATAGTGCTGTCTGGCATCACGAGCCTTCATAACATACACCCGCATTGCACCTTCATCGTACTCCTCTTTTGTTTGATTTAAAGAGATAACCCAGTCTGCTGGTCTAATTTTACCGTAACTATCTCCTAATTCCGCATCCGTGATAATTGCAACCTTCCTAGCCTGTCGGTTAGTCTGAGTTGCCGTCCACACAAGAGCGTTTTGCTCTACCGCAATACCTCTCAACTCTTCTGTGATTCTTTGCTGTGCTTGATACTCGGAATCAATAATTCTGTTGGGCCTAAGAAGCTCTAAGTAATCTACAATGATAACATCAGGAACAAAGTCTTTGTGCAAGCGTAGCTGAACTAGCAAAGCTCGAATCTGATTTACATTAGATAGTCCCGTAGGGAACTCCTTAATGATAAGCCTTCCATTAGTCTTGGTCTTAACCTCATTTAATCTAGCCTTCAACTTAATTTGAGTATGAGGTTGCTTTAGTGCAGCGTTCTTCAAGTCGGTTACTACCGAGTCAAACCTGCCAGCAATCTTATCTTGGCTCATCTCGCAGGAAATATAAAGCACGTTATTCCCGTTCAGAATAGATGTCGCTCCCTGGTTGACTAGGTAAAGACTCTTTCCTACCCCTGGAGGGGCTACTACCATCGCTAATTCTTTTCGAGACAATCCACCTTCTAGTTCCTTATTGTGATGAGGGAACAAGGTAGGGAATTTATCCTTTGAAGCCATTTCGTAAGATCTTTTAAGTCTTACTGCAACATCGTCAAAGTAGTCTTGTCCTACATCTACATTCCTATTAATTAGTAGAGCCTCCTTCACAAGTTCCTCGACCTGAGAGATGTCTCCCTTGTCATTGAGAATTGCTACAGACTTTCTAACTGCCAAGTCCATAGCCTTGTTTTTGGCAAAGCCTTCAACCGCATCAAGGATGAACTCACGATCTTCCATGATCGTTTTGTCCATCTCATTAATGTCCATAATAACCGACTCATAGTCGATACCCTCGTCAGCAGCACCTGACACATTAGAAATAATGTAATCAGGCAGGATTGAATCTGACGGGAGCTTCCTGTACTTATCGTAGTAATTTCTTACACCAAGAAAAATATTCTTGTAAGCAGGAAAATCAAAGTATTCAGGGTTTAGGATTGGGACGATCTGAGAGAAGAACTCAACGTCGTGCTTAAGAAGGCAAAGGGAGCCTTTCTTAATATTGTCAGATAGATGATAAGGCATGATGTATGATAGTTTCGGGGTTACGAGAAACCGGGAGTTACTTTCTAGGTTTTCTACCTATTCTCCCTTCCTTGGAAAGACCGACGTTCGCATCTTTCAGATATTTAACCTTAGAGGTCTTCTGATCGTCTGTCAACCTCTTTACGTGTCCCTGTTTCTCTAAAAGGCCATAATCGGGAACTACTTTCTTGTAGTGCTCACTTACACGACCATTAGATTTGACACGATCTTTGGAAGCTTGGCAAGACTCCTCCAAGAACTGGTCTGCTTGCTTCTTGTCCATGCCTTCCCGAGCGAAACGCTGACGTTCCTTTAAAGATTTAATGGAGTTACGACTCTCTCCTACACTAAAGTAATAAATAGACGCTCTCTTATCTGTCTTCTTTTTACAAGTAGGACATTGAATGGTATCAAAGTAGTCCATAGACCATTGTCGCTCATACTTATACCAGTAAGTAGAATCACCTTTCCAATCTGGGTGATACTCTACGTCTCCTGTTCCGTCGTGTGTGGGTACCTTATCCTCGTGGATCTTTCTGCCTACACGCTTGTCGTAATAAAACATCCCCGTCTCTTCAGAGCGTTCCACGAAAGTGGAACAAGGTCCACACTTTTTGCAATTATAAGTCTCTAATAGTGAATCGGTCATTATGCTCCACACTCCCCGCCAACGGTGCAAGATTCTTCAGCCATTTCTGTAATATCCTTACCCTCAGCAATAAGGGTCTTAGCTAATTGAATGTTCTCTTCCGTAAGAGGCATAGGCTCTAGTGGCTCATTACCCTTACTTCCAGACCTGTAAACAGTCATCCCCTTAAGGTAAGGGGCAAACTTCAAAGCCATCCTAGAAACTTCCTCATGGCTAGCTTCGTTAGGCAAATTGATAGTCTTACTTATCGCGTTGTCGGTGTATCTTTGGATACATGCTTGAACAGCCATATGCTCGTGAGGAGGGACATCCGAAGCTCCAACAATATGATACCCATCAGAACCCGACTCTAAAGCTCGCTTGAACATAGGATCCAACACTACTTCTTGCTTCCAGGTATTTCCAACACGATACCTACGTCGATACATTGGAGCAAAGATAGGCTCAATACCAGTAGATACCCCATGCACCATAGCTACAGTTCCCGTAGGAGCAGCAGTAAGCATTACAGCATTACGGATTCCATACTCCTTGATCAGCATTCTAATACGAGCAGGAAGGGTCTTAGCAAACTCTTCCGACAGATACTTCTTAGAATTGAACTCGGGGAAAGAACCACGCTCCCTAGAGATGTATACGGAAGCTAGGTAGGATTCATCACGAATAGTTGCGTATAAACGATCCAAGAACTCAATACACTTATCCGTGCCATACTTAACCCCAAGCTTAATGAGCATGTGGTGAAGCCCCATAGTTCCCAAGCCAATACGTCGTGATCTTTCCCCCGCAATCTTACACTCCTCAATCGGATAATGATTAACCGTTAGCACGTTGTCTAAGAATCGAATGCCAGTTCTAATAGTTCTGGCGAGTCTCTTCCAGTCAATATCAGTCTCATCCTCATTCACCATGTTAGAAAGATTGATATGGCCCAAGCAACAGTTTGCGTAACTGTCCAAAGGAATCTCCCCACAAGGATTAGTGGCATTCATCTCAAGAAAGTACGACATGTTGGTGTATCTGTTTGTAAGAGACAGATTGAAGATCCCTGGCTCACCCGACTGAACAGCGTTCTTCCAAAGACGATTCCAGAGATCAATAGCTGGGAATCTAACCTCCTCAACGCTTTCAAACTTATCATCCCATAGACGTAGGTGATGCTGCTTTGCACGCTCCAAAGCATCCTCTTCATTCAAAGCAACAATATTAACTACCTCAGAAACTCCATCACTAGAGATTCTGTTCGATTGATATACCTTGTATACCTTGTTATTAAAATTAAACTCCCAATTGTCCCCATTCTCGCACGCTTCAATAAACTTATCTGTGATAGCTACTGAAATATTAAAGTTAGTTAGCTGGGAAAGATCCAGCTTAACGTGCAGAAACTCCAATAGATCAGGATGATCCACATTAAGTTCTGCCATGAGCGCGGTTCTTCTATTTTTACCTGCTTTAACATGATTTCCAATCTCATTAATCATTTGCATAACCGACACAGATCCAGGTGCCGAGTTCTTTACATTTCCAACGTCATCCCCCTTAGGACGGATCTTAGAGAAGTTGAAACCAATTCCACCTCCCCCACAGGAGATGCGATACATGTCCTGAATAGTCTTGCCGATAGACTCAACAGTATCCTCAGGCTCAATAGCATAGCAGTTCAAAAGGTTTTGACGATTTCTTCCTGATCCGTAAATAATACGACCACCAGGAACAAGGTCACCTGTACTCAAAGCATCATAAAATCTCTTTTCATACTTTTCAACATCTCCATCCTTTTCCGAGGAAGCGACATGCTTAGACATAGCTTTACACCGCTCTGCATACTTGGTTTCCCCTGGGTATGCGTATCGTTGCATGAAGATGTCCTGCCCTAAACCGTCTAATTGCTTAATTACCATTATATGCTACTAATCCCTTTTTTCTTATTTATTGTGATGCTCTGTGACTCTCCCAACAGTTCTTGAAGATAGTTGTTATGGGTAATTACCATAATAACCTTCTCGGGGTATTGAGAGTTTAGTGTTTTTAACAAGTTATTTACTGCCAGGATACCAGATTCATCAATATTATCACAAACTTCGTCAAAGAACAACAGGTTACAGTTTGTTCGTGATATTTTTGAACTAAGTTCTTGCAGAGAAAGCATTATAGCCAAGTTAACCTTCCTCTTTTCTCCTCCAGACAGGGAAATATACTTTGTTACAACCCCATTGTTCTTGATGGTCTCTGACAGTTCATCGTTGAACTCAATAGAGAACTGATTATTAGTTAGTATCGAAGCATACTCATTGGACTTTATATTGAAATAATCCAAAATGTTTCTTACGATGTAACGAATTAGTCCCTTCTCACTAAAGGCAGTTTCCCAGAACTTCATAACCTCAATTAGAGACTGAAGTTTGGTCGTTTGCTCTCCATACTCAGTAAGCTGAGTTCTAACCGTGGCAAGCCTGTCAGTGCTTTCCTGAGAGTTTTGAATAAGTTTGTTTTTCTCGTTATACTTTGCCCACTGTGAAGACGAAAACTCAGGAATCTCTTTTTCCTTTTTACTCCTCAACTCTTCCATCGTACTTTCAATTAAAGATATCTTATCTTTTAGAATAGAAATATCTTTACTCATCTCGTCAATATCTTCCTGCCCTTGGGTCTTTCGATAGGTGTTGTTACAGGCATGACACAACTTATCGTCCTCATACACACCCAAGTTTACAGAGTCAACTAACCTCCTATGCTTATCCCTTTCTTTCCTTAACTGCCTTTGATGGTCCCTTATTTCCCTGTCTATAATATCGAAAGTCTTCTCCATACTTAGGATAGACTCTAGGCTAGGCAATTCAATAATCTCATACTGATTGCCTGGGACCTTAGCTATAAGGTCATCTTCCTCTTTCCGAAGATTATCAATTAAAGTGTTTAGTACTTTAAACTCTGCCGTAAACGAGGACTTTAGTTGCTTTACAGCAGTTCTCTTGGAGTATAAGTCATCAAGATTAAAACAGTTCTTGATTATCTTCCTCTTGTCCTCTGGGGATGAATCCAAAAAAGTGAAATCAGAATGCTGACCGAATACTACTGAGGCAAGAAAAGACTTGTAATCAGTATCCAGTATATCCTCTATGAAGCTCTGAGTCTCAGATGCGTGATCTTTGTTTCTCACTACACCATTAACTTTAAGGGTAAGAGAGGTCGGTCTCTTGCTTCTTATAATCTCTACATGCCCTAGCCCTTCTTTATCTAAAAAGACGCTTACAGAGCAATCCTTGCCCTCCTGAGAGTTAACTAGAGCCTCTTCCGTACTCTTTCGGATAGTCTGGCCGAACAAGCCCCAAGTGATAGCTTCGAATATTGCACTCTTACCTGCACCGTTACTTGATCCTGAGTCCTTGTTCTTCCCCAGAATACGAGTTATCCCAGAGTAAGTAGAGAAGTCTAGTTCAAGTTTCTTGTAGGAATAAAAGTTTCTAACGCTAATCTTCTGAATCTTCATAAGTTTTAATTAAGTCTAGACCTTCCTGAAGAGATTCCTTGGGAATCGAAGAAGCCTGCTCTTCAATATACTTCTCAATAACATCACTGTCAATGTTGCTAATAGGAACATTAGGATCATAGTTCGAAAGTCTGTTGTTTAACTTAGCATCATAGACAGGCTGAAATTTAAGATCGACAGAAGCTACAAAAAACTTTTCCAATATGTCCGACTTTAGATGATGTATACTGTCGTCTGAGAACTTATCAATAAGAACCCTCAGTAGAGTAAAGTAGTTAGGATCCTTGATCTCATCCTTCATCACCTCTAAGGACTCCATTGGACAAACGTAATACCTAGGACCGATAGTTACTTTATGTGTAGTCAATGAACCCCACTTACCTTTCTTCTTTTCAATAACTCCTACCACATGATCATAATCACACTCACCGTAGTTGGTAGACCATGGAGTACCTAGGACGGTGACATTGTCTACTTTCTCGTATCTGTGAATATGACCTAGGATTGTAGTATTCTTAAACTCCTTAGGCTCTAAAGAGGAGTCATGAAATCCTGCACCATTGAGACAACCAGCAAACCCAAAGTGACCAAACACTAAAGTTTCAGAGTTAGGAGCGAGTGATAAACTCCCTTGAATTACTTCTTCTTTTTCGTAATGAGGTATGAACAACATATTCTCCTTAGTATCTAAAAAGGTATGCTGTATCAAAGTAACCTTGGACCCTGGGTATGTTAAGGTCTCTAAGCAGGTTAAGCCATCGTCAGACTTATTAGCGGAATCATGATTACCCCTAAGGATATAAATATTCTCTACTAACATTCTAATCATATAGAACAGCTTCTGGACCCCCACGACAACTTCGGGTGAAGGCTTCCTGTGATGATAGATGTCACCTAAAAATATAAGATGTGTAGGCTTGTGCTCCTTTATAATTTTAAGAGTAGACTCAATTTGATTTTCTAAGTACCCATCACACTTAGTATCGTAATGGGTATCCCCAATAATTAAACACTTACTCACAGGCTCTCCTTGTCTAATCCTAGCTTATCTAGGTCATCCTTAATTAGGGAGTATATTCCTTCTGCCAATTTCTGAATCTCCCACTGAGCATCCGACTTAAGACGTTGATGTAGAAACCAGATGACACTCTGAAGGCTAACAGTCCAGATAGCCTTTGTATACATATTTTGGGGTAGGATACCCCTAGCCATTTCCTTAGCTACGCCGTTATCAATTAATCTTTTATACAGGTAGGAAGCTCTCTTGCACTGGTCTTCCATATACTCTTGGATTTCCCCTTCATATAAATGACCCATAGAGTATTTATCTACGGGATTAACATACTCCCCAGAAGACTGTTTGTTTCCATGACCAGGATTCGACCTTAGGTTCTTGGGAATGTAAAACTCTTCAGAAGTCTTAGTGTATCTGCCTGATACTTCATTCCAAGAACATCCTTTATCCACATCGTAAATGTGATCAAACTCCTCAATGGTCACTTCCTCCCCATTAATCTCTGTAGATCTAAAAGTGGATCCTACCTGATATTTCATCAGTTGTCTCGCTATATTTAAGGGCAGCTTTAACTGAAAGGTGTAATACGAATGACGGAAAGGAGAGGTATGCTCATGACCCCACAGAAACTTGGTTAATTTCTTATCCTTATCCGAAAACTCCTCCTTCTGATTGTCGTAGGATACTCTGGCTGCATTTGTAACCTTTAGTGCGTGATCTTGCTGCATCCTGTCAACCAGAGAAACGAAGCTTTTTTTATCTTCGAGAAAGTCTATTTTATCAATCATATGGTGGGAAGTGTAGAGTAAATACCTATAGAATAATAGACTAGGATCAAAGATTATGAAGAATAAAATAGAAGAAGGTGCTGCTTGGACAAAGAAGGCTGGGAAGAATCCGAAAGGAGGTCTTAACGCTAAAGGGAGAAAGTCCTACGAGAGAGAGAATCCAGGGTCAGACCTAAAAGCCCCTCAACCACAAGGAGGAGCTAGAAAGAAGTCCTTCTGTGCCCGTATGAGTGGCATGAGAAAGAGACAAAAAGACAGTAACAATACGGGCAAAGATCGTCTTAGCCTGTCATTGAAGAAGTGGAACTGCTCGACTGAGATAGTTCGAGATGCTCGTATTGCTCTAGCAGAGGCATGTTGGAAGGGTTACACTGCATATGGCATGAAAATGAAGAGTGGGAAGCAAGTCCCTAATTGTGTTCCTACTAAGGCTAGCAAGAAGAAGAAAGCCATTAAGGAAGCTATTTTTAGCCTCTATGAAGTGAGTGATCCGCGACCAGGAAGATGGAATAGGATTAAGGACAGGGCTAAAGCTATTGCGAGTGGAATTGGTCGGGAGGTTGGACAGCAAGTGAGTGCTTACAAGCAGGCGGGATCTGCTGTCGGTAGGGCGGTAAAGCGGAACATTCCCCAAACCTCCGTAAGAGGTAGAAGCGGTCCAAGGCCCAACCCACTTCTTCCCGATGGAGGGGCAGGAGGCGCGAAAACTATTCCAGGAAGATTATCTAAGTTTAAGAGCAGACTTCCTAGTTTTGAGGATATTAAAAGTAAGGGTCGTGATTTATACAAAAATAGAAATGACCCAATTCAAACAAGCACTACGAAATTTCCTAAAGCGGCACCAGCAGCAACACCAGCACCAGCAGCAGCAGCGAGGCCAGCACCAGCACCAGCACCAGCAGCAGCAGCGAAGCCAACACCAGCACCAGCACCAGCAGCGAAGCCAACACCAGCAGCAGCAACAACAGCACCAGCACCAGCAGCGAAGCCAACACCAGCAGCAGCAACAACAGCATATGGAACCTCTAGGAGAGCAGTTAATAGAGCTAGAAATAAAGCAGCAGAGCCAAAAACTCCAGACCTAGAACAGCCTAACCTTTCCGTCATGGATAACATTAGGAGAGCAGTAAGGGATACATCTAAGAATAAAGAAATAGATAATTGGAATGCTGGTAAGTCAGAGGATAAGCCCCAAGGAGCGGTCCAAAGAGAAACTCCAGAAGCACCTGCGGGTTCTCCTCGCTTTGAAGGCAGAGCAGACAAAAATGCTCCACGGTCAAGAAGAGCTACAGATGATCAACCAGAAAGGACAGGGGGTGGGGCAACTACGACCACATTAGCGGGAGGGGGTAATACTACCCGAGCTAGAGATGCAAATCGAAGGCGTCGCGACAATTCCAAAGAAATCGTTAAGAAGGGTCGAATGGCTCTTGCTGAGAAGGCTGTAGATATATACCAAGCAGAACCTTGGTCTAGAAGACAAAGTCGTGTGGCTGCGGTAAGGAAGGGTAGAGATGCTCAAACACTGGATGCTTGGAAAAAAGAAGACGAAACGCCAGTGAATGATCCTAATTATAAAAGTAGAAAAGCCGCTTATGATACAGTAGATAATAAACGCGAGAAATTCCTGAGTCGCCATGGTACCGGCGCAGCGGGACCACTCCCCGGAAAACAAAACGCTTCCACAGAACTCGTTAAGAAGGGTCGAATGGCTCTTGCTGAGAAGGTTTTAGAGGCGTTAAGTCCAGACGAAACTAAGGCAGATCCTAAGACGAGAGAAAAGCGTATGAAGAAGGGTGCTGAAGCTGTTAAGAACAGAGCAGATAAGGTTATCGCCAAGGAAAAGCCTGAGAGTAAGAAGAAGGCTAAACACACTAAGAGGGATAGCCAAGGAAGAGCAGGGGGGCTGCACGATAAAGAAGGGGTTCCCGTTAACACGTCTTCCAATCATCCAGACTACTTAAAAAAGAAGCTCCACAAGAGAGCTACTAAGGATGGAGGGTACGGTAAGGAAGGGAAGCCTACCGCAGCGGATACTGAGGTTAACAAGCAAGGCGTGCGAGGACACGAAGCTAAAATCGCTAAAAAGAAAGAGAAGAGTGAGCGTCAGGCAAAAGCTCAAAGGATCTCTAATAAGATTAGAAGTATGAGAGGACTCGTTCCTTTAATGCCTGGAGAGAAGCATAGCTCAGATGATAAGCTAGGCGACACTGAGAACTAGTATACGTAAGCTATACCTCGTAAGGAACTCCGTTACCAAAACTAGTTCCAACTTCGACATCTACACCTAAGGGAACTCTAAGGTTAATACCAAAGTGTTTCCTTAGGTAGGGATAGTTAACTAACTCATTAACTACAATACCTACAACCTCTTCAGTCTCCTCCTTTGGGCAGATAAGCTCAATGGAGTCATGAACGGTAGCTACAACCTTACCCTTCAAAGGTTTAAGCTTTTCAATTACTCCAAGCATTCCACAAAGTAGAATGTCACTTGCAGCAGATTGAATAGTAAAGTTTAGACCTTGACGGAAAGCCTCAGAACGAATGTTCCTTTGGGGTGATCTAATATTAGGTAGGTGTCTAAATCTACCAAACAATGTCTTAGCATATCCAAACTGCTTAATGTAATCATTAACAGTGTTCATGTAGTTACCTACTCCTGGGAATGCAGCCATCCAGTTTTGGATGATCGTCTCTGCTTGTTCCTCGGGAATATTCTGTTTGGCAGCTAGAGTGTGAGAGGTTCCACCGTATACCGTTAAGAAGGATACAGCTTTAGCAATCTGTCGTTCTTCCTTGGTTACATCATCAGGATCCTTACCAAATGTTAGTCCCGCTGAATAACTGTGTAGGTCGATACCAGACTCGAAAGCCTTGATCATATTCTTCTCGTTAGCAATATGAGCCAATACACGCAACTCCATAGCCTTCATATCAATAGTAATGAAGTTGTAGCCAGGAGGAGCAATGACATAATCTCGGATATTAACAGACAGATTCTCTCTAGGTAGAGTATGGAATGACACACCAATCTTACCTTCCTTTGATCGTCCAGGGGTGATGTTAGCACCCGAGTTACTTAAACGTCCTGTCACAGTGCCGTCAATACTATACCTAACATACATCCTACCGTTACCAGTATTTTCTAGTGCCTGTTCAGCACCTTTAATATACGTCAGGTATAGCTTAGACAGCTTCTTAAACTCTGAGTGCTTCTCAAAGAACTTGAATAACTGAGTGACCCTTTCGTCTGACAATGAGCTTAAGACACTCTTAGAGATGTCTAATTCCTTGTCCTTATCATTCCTTCTACTTCTCGACATTTAAACCTCTGCGAACGTATTCCTCTGTGATCATACTTTCTACCTTTGAAAGCGTCTCTTGATTTGTAGAGGGTTGCCCTCCCTTTGTCCACTCAAAAGGATATAATCCAAAGCCTACATCCTCTTCAATATCCCACTCACCACTATCCTTATTCTTCTCCATGGAGAATAGTACCCTGCAAAGAGCTTGATTCGACCTAAGGTTAAGATCATCAGGGATCCTATCAGAGGATAGGAGAGCAGTCTCTGCCTTTTCAATACTGGTCTCAAGCTCTAGTTTGAGTTCAGCTACCTTTTCCTCGTCAATAAGTAGACCTTCAAATTCAATGTCACGAAAGGCTAAAGTTAAGGGAGAGATAAGCTTCTCATAAAGCTTTTCCAATTTCTTAGCTTGCAACTCTTCAAGCAGCTTAGAGTATACCTTTATAGTAAAGTAAGTGTCCATGGCATTACCATCAGCACACTCCACGAAAGGGATGTTCTTCCAATCAAACTTGGTTGATTTATCTACAGTTAACATTAGACCTCATTAGGGAAGTAGTAAAATACTAGGTCGCTAAGTGACTTAGGAACTTCCTCATTGAAGAAGTGCTGCATTAGCTTGGTGTCGAATACATTATACACTTCAGAGACCCCGTAGCGCAATAGGAACTTCAGGTCAAAAGTAGCATTCTGCAAGACCTTTCTATTGTTCTTATTGGCTAGCACCCCTGCAACAAAAGCAAGCAACTCTTCCTTAGCCTTAGGTCCAGCTTTAAACTCCTTATGGTCGATGGGTACTACTAAAGTTTTAATGTCGCTACCCATTTTGCTAAACGCAACAGTATGGATAATGTCCTTCAGGAAGTTCAGGCCCGTAGTCTCAATATCTACAGCTACAGGATCCTCAGTGTTCAGGAACTCCTTACCATGCTCCTCTATGTCAGAAGCACAAGCTACTATCTCATAAGGGATCGTCTTCTTTTTCTTCCTACCAAAGATCTCAGAGTCTAACGAGTTCTCAATATCCTTAGAAAACAACCATGCATTCTTAGGCTCAGATACAATCTGGTAAGGATGCATAACAGACACAAGCTTAAACTTATGCCCATTAGGAGTTTCGAAGTCTACCACTTTACCCCTAGACTTAGAGTCTGCAACATTCTTTCCATAGAACATTGTAGTCGCTAACTTACCACAAGCAAACACCAACGTGGGCTTGTAATGATCTACAGTATCCTCAAGGTGAACCTTACACTGCTTTCTTGCTACAGCAGATACTACATCAGGAGAAGCGACAGGGCACTTCAGAGCGGTATCAAATCCTACTCTAAGATCTCCTATCTCATGTTTCTCTAGCTCCTGCTTTATTGCCTGGAATTCTTGCGCCCTGAATGCAACATACTCACCAGCGTGCATCTTAGGAAAGTCGGATACAAATAGGATGTCACATTCCTTCTCATACTCATACTCAATTACGGTATGAGTAGGCAAAGGCTTTGCAAGAATGGGACAAGAAACACACTTAGGGTTAGGCTCTCGAAATGAAAGGTTTATCACAGGCTATAATAGATCAGTGGTAAATTATATAGATAACAGTAAGTTCGAAGAACTGATCCAAGAGTTCAAGTCAGGGAGTAAAGAAAACGAAGAGGAACTCTTCCACATGTTTGATCTACTCATTGATCGACTAATGATGTCCTTCAAATTTAATGTTGATAAAGATGAAGCAAAGCAGGAATGCTTCTTGCTCATACTCAAAGTACTGAAAAACTTTAACCGAGAGTCTGGGCAGGCATTCAACTACTTTACCACAGTCATCCTTAACAATCTACGCCTTATTTATACAAAGAATAAGAAGTATCAAGAAAAGATGGAATCCTACAAGAATTTTAAGACGGACAATTATCCGTCACACGGAACCTCTTCCTTAAATCCCTAGCTCCGCTACGATGGACCCGTTGTAGGTAACCATCCTAGGATAAAGAGTCTGCTTCCCCGACTTGTTAGTTACTGAATGCAGAACTACAAGCATTGGTAGTTGGGAATACCCAGAAAGCCAGGAGTAAGGGATCGAGCTACTGGCTGCATCTTCTCCTACTCTCATTTGCCTTGGAGTCTTTGAGACTATAGCTCTCATCTGAGAGAGCACGTTAGGGATATCAAAGATATCAATGACGTTTAAGTCCGTAGTACCCCCTTGGTCGGGAAGCCTATCCCAAATATACTTAGAAGGCTTATCCCAAGTATTTAGAATCAAGTAGTAAGACAAGTCATCACTAGTAATGTTCTTGCTCATAACCTCCTGCAAATGCTTAGATGTTTTGATTCTAACGCTAGAGAAATTATTCTTTCGTCGATGCATCAGTAACTTGTTCTTCGGTTTCACTGGATGACCCTTCCAAAGCTTCAGCCTTTTGCTTCTCAAGCTCCGAGCTTCTTTCCTTCATCATGGCTTGGATCTGCTCAGTCATTGCATTACAGCCAGCAAAAAAGATTTGCTTGTAGAACTCTTCATCAGCCAATTTCTCAGGCTTAATCATACAGAAGTTCTTGAACCCTTCCGCTTCTTCTTTAGAAAACTTAATTTGAATCTTCATTCTTCCTCTTGATCTTTCGGTTAATTTAAAACTAGTGTTGTTAAGGTTTACGGAAACTTCTTTTTCCATGAGTGTATTATAGTCTGGGATAATTTATAATGAAGGATAATTTTGACGTAACTCCATTAAGGACAGCTAAGAAGAAAAAAGTTAACTCTAGAGCTAAAGGGAATAGATTCGAAAATAAAGTAGCTAAGATGCTCAATGAGAAATTTGAAACTGATGAGTTCTGTAGAAGTCCAGGTTCAGGAGCTTTTGCTACTACTCATAAACTACCTAAACACTTACAACTACATGGAGACTTAATTACTCCAGAGAAGTTTAAGTTTGTTATTGAGTGTAAGAAAGGATACAACAGTGAAGGAGTTAGTGAATTACTAAATCCTAAATCAAATACTTTAAGTATGATAGCCCAAGCATCCAGAGATTCTACAAGAGCAAATAAAAAGTTTTTATTGATTGTAGGTCAAGACCGAAAAGATCCAATAGTATTCACTAACGAGGAACCTACCCAGAATAGTTCTTCTTTTCTACTTTTTGAAGGTTACGTAGAGGGTCAGAAGATCTACATCCTTAGGCTTGAGAATCTCTTAACTAATCCTATTAGTCATTTCTTTGAGTAAGGATTCAATCCTGTTAAGGATCTCTAAAGTTTCCGTTTCTACTATCTGATCTTCTTCGTAGTCGTTATTAGAGTATTGCTCCATTACTGCTCTACTAATCTCAACAATGTATCCTGAGGAGTATCCAGTCTTCTTTTTTACCCCTGTCTCTGGGTCCTTAGTCTTATTAGATCTTATAGAACTCTTCATTGTTAGGGTTACAGGCGTTCCCGTATATCCTTTAGGCATCTTCTTTGTAAGTTTAGTTTGCCCAGAATCTGTCATCTCAAGACTCCATTGCCCATCCCCGGATTGTACTGACCTCCAAGCATCTCGCAAAGGATCGTTCTGTTTAAACATAAAGCTGTCCCCGCGATGTCGGTTAGCAGGGGCATCAAGCCCTCTATAATCACAGATAAGGTTATCATCGTCAGACCCGCCAGCATGGAACATCTTATATGCAAGGAGTCTCTGAGCATTAAGTCTTGTTTTCTTGTTTCGACTATTCAAATCCTTCTGTATTTTTTTAGCTTGGAGTCTATCATTCATATGAATTTGAACTCTTTCGTAAGCTGCTTTCTTTTCCGTTTCGTCTTTAAGAGATCCTACTAATTTAGCAGCGGAAATGAGTAAGTCATTTTTCTCAGCTTCTTTAACATCTCCAAATGATTTCTTAGTAAGAGACTCCAGTACAGCCTTAGCTATAATTTCTCCAGAGTTTACTGTAACTGATTTATTACCTATTTTAGTTTTCGTTTTATATGCAGTTTTAAATATGTCCTTTCCTATNGAAAATAAACTTTTTGAGTAAGTTTGGAGATCCTTAAAGTCATCAGGNGTCATTTGTAAGTTGTCATTAATTGTACTCACAAAATTCTCGTTGGCCTGAATATCAAGAGCATCATCAGCATTAATCAAGTTATTGAATGTACTGTAGCGACCTCCCCCATATTTTGCTGGGTGATTAGCGTCTAAGCTTAGATAGTTTTTTAGGCTTACTTTAAAAGTAAACACTTCCTGTCCCTTTGCAAATACTTTATCTTTTAACAAAGCATCCCTGATGTCCGCATCTTTATCGGGGAAGAAGTCTTCAACCCTACCTGACATAGGAACTACTCCTTGAAGTCCCGACCTTGCAGCAGCGGCTAGAGCTTCTTCTTCTGAGGCATAAAACTCAAGGTTGTCTTGTCTTTTTCCCTTACCTACTTGATCTCCTACGGGCAAAGAGAGCATAGGATTTCTTCTAGAAGTGCTTTGATCTGACATACTAGCTAGAAGCTTTTTAGCCTTATCACCATCTGCCAATACCCTAGCTAGTTCTACAAGCTGTTGTTTATCATCAGAATCGATTGCTGTCATACTGGCTTCATTTAGCCATATCTGTTCAACCTCTTCTTTTAGCTTGTTAAAGTTTTCTACTAATTCATTACTCTTTTCTTTTATTAAGCTTTCTAACGCACCTCCTTTTACTTTGAGTCTTACTAAACTTTTAATTAACTCAAACATTTCAAAGCCAGTACCTCTAATATTATTAGAGCTTCCCCCTCCACCAGTAACTGGAGCAGTAACTCTAGTAGACTGAACTTCAGTTCCACAAATACGAGCGGCAGCTTCCGACAGATCTTTTAAGAATCTTCCCGAAGATTTGGAAAATGATAAAGCNAAAGACTTATCTACATCTCCTTTGGGAGTTACAATCATGTCTCCCGTGTTGGATGAGTTAGAAAAATTTCTTATTACGTTGTTATCTTTATCACACTCATTCTTAGAAACTATGCCTACTAAATCTCTAAAGCTATCACTGATACGAGACATCTGATCGTCACTTAAATTATAACTCTCAGTAGAATAAATATCTCCTTCCCCTAAGGATAAAGAAAACTTTCTAGACAGCAATTGCCTTTGGAAAGATTGCGCTCTTTCTCCTACAAGATAACTTCTAAAGCTTTGACCTCGGGCTGTATACTCTTCACGCTTGAATTCCTCCGGTAAATTCTTCCACAGATTTTCGATCTGGGAATCGACATATCTAAAATTAGCTGCTACTTTAGCAGTAGTATCCTTCGAGGCAGCAGCTTCTGCAAGTTGTTGAGCCAGTATTTCCTCGTCAGTAGGAATGACCTCTGGAGGAATCTCTTGCGTATCTGTGTCTGTATTTGTATCCGTCGTAGTATCATCAGTGGTTGTTGATTCTCCCTCTTTTGCGAACTTGGCAACAAATGCATTCCAGTCATCATCTACGGTTTTTGCGAAACTTGGAGTAGGGGAATCATTATATACTACTTTCCCTGGCTTGAATCCACTTCTAGATGTATGTTTTCCTTGGGTTTGCCATACGTATAAGGGTTTGCCACTCGGAGGTGTTTGAGGTTTGGCTTTTGCCTGAGAAAATGTTAGCTTCTCCCCGGCTGCTCTTGCTGTTGTTGCTAGCTTTACTGCTTCTGGATCTAGAGTGTCCTGCTCCAATAATCTAAGCCTTCGATCATGAAGGTCGCTAAATGCCTCTAGAAGTAACTTAAAGTAATCCATGCTATCATTATAGGCGTATAGCCCTTACCATATATTTAGGGCAAGGACTACACGCTGGGGTTACTTAGTTTTAGGTTTGGTAGTATCTTCCGTAGCTTTTGCATCAGAAGCCTCAGCAGCACCTTCAGACACGATGGACCGTAAGTTTTGCATAAGGGATCCAGCTACCAGGGTCAGCAGGGCAGATGCCACACTGACATGTTCATCTTGGATAGCTCCAGTGCCCAGCATAATTATAAAGCCACCGATCAACAGCACTAGCAGTAGTGGTGTAGTCAGTGCGATATTTGTACGAGCTTTTTCACTTGCGCTTTGCCGCAATCTAATCTTAGCAAGCTCTAATTTAGCAGCAGCGTTTTCACGCGCAACTATAGCCTTATACTTAGCTTCTGCTTCGCGAGTTTCCTCTCGCTTTAGCTTTAGTGCTGATCGTTCATCTTTCACGATAAACGTGGCTCCATTAGCTGAAGCCTCATCCAAATCATTGTGTTTAGTTGGCATAAAGACATGTCCTTGTACCTAGGGGTAAGTAGTTAAGGGGTAAATTGAAGGCTTAAAGACTAGTCTCTTTTGTAGCCTAGGAAGTCGTATCGGAAAGTAACTTCTACCGTGGAGAACTCGTTAGTGGAGTAATTCTTTTCTGAGAAGCTAATACCTTGAGGGTACACACCGTAAAGTTCGATGGAAGCAAAAGGCTCATTTGCATTATCAAGCTCTAAGATTCTTAGCCTGTTCGCCTTTAAATTTCCAGTGCCTGCACCTCCAGGAGGAGATAAAGCAGCTACTTCTCCTGTAACAGGATTGTAGGTTTGAGAGAACCATGCCCAAAGAGCAGGAGTGGTATCGGTAAGTAGTTGGTTATCGAAAGTGATAGTAACCGCTTCAGGCGAAAACTTGCCAGGGTAGTACATCTTATCGTTAACTCTGTCCACTACGATCTCATCGGTTGCTCCTGCAACAGGAGAGACTTGCTTTGCAGCAGTAGTAAGACTTGTTTCATTTCCAGGAACACCTTCAAATCTACACTCAAACTGATACGTTCTTACAGAGTCTAATTGAGTAGAGACTACAGGCAATTCTCTGCCTGCTACGAAGGTTCTAGATGCTTTATATAGTGAGGTCATGATTACTATCCATTAATTGTTGCCGACTGGCTTGTAAGGTTTACTTCAAAGACAATCGTTTCAGCAGCCTTGGTAGGCTTAATTGTTACGGAACACCATAACTCGTTTCTATCCACTCTTAGGGGAGTATTCGTTCCCGAGTCACATTGAACTGCTCCTGCAACAATGGCTCTTCTAGCCTTGAGGTCACTTAAGAATGGATTAATAGCTTCCTCTACTAGCTCCCAAGTGAACACGTCATTGGGTTCAAACTGGAATGGCTTGCCAAGTTGAAGCAAAGTTTTTCTGATAAAGATCATCAGCCTTCTAACATTAACTCTATCAAGAGCAGTTGGAAGTCTTTGAGTGGTCTTTTGTCCAAAGATGGTAATACCCGCTTGAGGCTCCTTAGTGATCGGATTCACAGCATTTGAGTATAGTGTATCCTTATCCCCTTGGTTAAGAGGTTGCTCAACATCCGAAGGCTTAGTTAACCTGCCTCTTCTAAATCCAGCAGGAGCGAACCAAGGCTCTGCGATACTGTCTGTGAAGACACATTGCCTTGCAGCAAAGATGGAAGGATCATACCATTCTTCTGCCCCTGCGAAGGAATTGAATACTTGGACCCAAGGCCAGTATGCCGCAGCATAAGATGAGTTAACAGCAGCGGTTCGAGTCCCCTTACCATTCAACCAATCAACAGCGGCTTGAGTATTGCCGACCGCATATGGGGGAGCAATAAGTGCCAAGAAGTTCTTCGAAGATTCTCCAAGAGTGATTAAAGCATTTTGAACGTCTTGATCACTGATGCCAGGGATAGCGGCAATTGATATGTTTAGAGAATCATCATCAAGAGCATATATTCCAGTCTTGGTTGCAGCGGCTCCTATTAAAGCCGTTCTGTCTCCTGACCCATCCTCTGTAGCCCCGTAGCCACTGTTTCCTCCTGCTAGGCTGTAGGTTCCAGCAACAGGCTTTACAAATCTAGGGGTGGCTGTGCCTGCTACAAGTTCTCCATTGAAGCTAGCAGCCACAGATAGTTTTTCTCCGAACTGATCAGGAATGCCAGCGTAGGCTGCTCCCGCAGTAGTTATGACATCAGCGTAAACATAATCTGATTTGTTGTTTAACTCATTATTAACTAGCAAGAACTCCACCGAGTTTGCAGCAGAGGGAGAAAGAACAACTTGGAACTGTTCGACTTGAGCACCCTCACTGTTTACTGATAGTTTATCTTCTACTGATAAGTTATTGATTTCAACAGAAACACCTTGAGTGCTTCCATCTCTAAGTCCACTAAGATTATACCCAGTGCCAGGATAAACAGCTTCTGCTAGTAAATTAATACCATCCGATTGGAAACCTGCTGCTTGTACTCCAGCCCCGCTAGTGGTCGATCCGTTACCCGAAGCGTCCACAGTTTGAGCAAAAGTAAGCGTACTATTAGTATACCCAACAGCACTCACAAGAAGAGCAGCACCCGAACCAGCAAACTTAGAAGCTAAGAATTGATTTCCGGCACTATCCACATAAGCAAATACTGGTTGATCCCCTATAATGGCAGGATCGAAAGCATTGTAAAGAAGCGACTGCTTGGTAGGGTAAGTTGTAGATGAGGCTGGGATAGCGACTGTTCCGCTTATCTTAAAGTTTCCACCATTGTCAGACACACTGTAATAGATTGAGGAGGGCTGTGAAATGTCCCATCCAGCACCCGAAAGTTGAACTGAAGGGCAGGCTCCAAGAGTCACCACACCTGATGCGTTTGCTTTACCTGTTCCAGCAGCACGAACGAAGTAAAGTTGATTGGTAGCTTCGAGAATTTCTAAAGCACCCTCAAGCCCTTGTCCTGGCATTGGAGTCGAAGGCTTACCAAACAAAGATAATAGATTTTGCTGACTAGTAACCAGAGTAGGCTTATCTACCGGACCTTTATCCGCGAAACCAACAATACCCACAACGCTGGAATTAACATTGGGGGTGTAAACTGAAACGTCATTTTCAATGACTACAACGGAAGGACTAGTAGGTAATGCCATGGTTATGTACTCTTATTTATTTGCCTTTTTTTAACTTCAAAGACTTGACTGGCTTTGGGGGAGCAAGAGCAGGGAACACAGGATCCTCTACATGCTTTATCGTAGCCATTCTCCTCTTAACTAAGTTCTCAGCGATTGAGCTACTCCAACTATCAGGGGTCTCGATTGAAGACTTGGGGGCTACAAATATATCTTTAAGTCCTTCTGGAGTAGTAAAGGAAATATAAAATCCCTGTAAAGATGTGTTTTTTACGATTTTCATATAAATAGCTCCTACCTTATTTACCTCTAATCCTTGATAATTTTTGTTAAATTGTCTGTGCCTGTTTCTCTGACTTCAAGTCTTGAATTACTATCATTCTTAATTACTGTTTCGTGATGGAAGGACGTGATCTCCCCAGTGTTTGTAACAGTAAATTTTGGACTAGGAATGTAGGTTTCTAACGTGACGGTAATAGATTTTTGAAGCACCCTATCTTGGGCATCTTGGGCTGTCACCGACCCTAGGTCTTGCTCCGACTCAATAAAACATTTATTAAAATCAGAGTATTTTGTTCTTACATTTATCTCAGGATTAAACTTTCCAAAGATGCTAGAACGCAACATGTCCATATCGGCTTTATACTTGGCCCAGATATTTATCTCATAAGAAAGATTTATTGGTCTGGGAGGAAAGCTTAATACTCTAGTAGCTCTAAGCTTTTCAGAATCCCAAAAAGTTTCGTTAATGAGCACGGGTCTGTATCTCAAACGCTCATCTGAGTTATCTGTTCCCGATTCCACTATAGAAATCAATGGAAGGATTAAAGTGTTATCTGCCTTAGCTCTACTAACAATTCTCTCAGGGCTACCATAAGTAGACTTAACTCTTAATTTATTATTATTTCCATCAAAGTAATGAAGATTACCAAAGATAGAAAGCAACTCTCTTAGACTCTCCTTGTATACATTAGCTACAGAAGGTTTAATCTTGTTGGTAGTTAGCTCATGTATTTGCTGTTTGAGTCTAGTAGTATTCACTAGATCTTACCTCCAACATCATCCGTTCTGTTGAAGTAACTTTCATTATGAATTTCCTTAGTATCTCTAAGGACCTTAGCGTGGACTAAAAGATGATAAACCCCATAAGCCTCAAAGCTATCCTCTTGAACTTCGAATACTTCAAACTTAATGCTTTGGAACTCAGGCTCTAGGACATCCCCAATGATCAAAGGTCTCCCGAGAATGTTTTCAGCGTAAGACTTATTAAATATAAATACTTGATCTATTTGAATCTCTACACCAAACTGTGATAAGTTTTCCTCTATGGGTCTGGGGTCGTAATGTGCCCACAACTTAACAGGTTCTCCCGCAATAGCCTTCTTACGAGATTCCATGTACACATCATCAACATCATTAGACTCGACATACTTGTATACAGATATTCTAGATCCTGCTAGCTTAATGTTCTCAGCATCAATTAGATTGAATAGATTCTTATCCTTAACCTTTTTGAATAAGGAAAGCCTAGAGTCTCTCTCCTCAGGAAAGTTAGTAGGGGGCGTGGTTACTTTGTACCTCATATTAAGTAGGGGTTAGAAAATATCGAATAATGGGGGCTGCTCTATCTCCGTTTTAAGCTCTTCAATTAGCATCTGCTTCTCTTCTCGTGATTCGGATAATAATGTATCACCGTCAAGCCTAGAGCCTCCTGAGGGGCCTGGGAGAGTTTGATACTTACCCCTAATTCTTCCTAGGATTTCTTTAGATACGGCTAACGAATATCTTTGAATCCAGTTCTTGTATGCTGGGTGTACTGTCTCAGCATCTAAGGCACGGAACTCCAGAAGAACTCCTTCCTCATTACTTTCAGGCACCGGGAAAATGTGTAAGTACCTGTTGTTTATCAACTGCCAAGACGATGCCTTACCCAAGACATTCTTTACTTGCTTTAAGTATTGCTGCATTAGCAAATACTGACTCACGTTGTAGTTGTTGAACATTCCAGAGTTAGTAAAGAACATGATGGAGAAATCATATTCTAAGGATCCAGGACTTGCGCCAAACTTAAAGAAGTCTCTTTGATACCAAACATCATTTAAGTTGTTTGCC